GAGCTTGAGAAGATTGAACTCTTCCGTCGGCACTGTGGTGAAACTCTCACCAGTCTCTGGTACGATCGACAGAGCATTCGGCTTCGGAACTCTCAGATGCCTCGTCTTGATCGTATACGTGGTCTCTGATCTGGCGAGCAACTCCCATCGCATCTTGGCGAATCGCAGCGCGCTGTCCTTGTCGTGACAGTAGGTAGGCGCTGGAAGTGTCTCGATCTTGTTTCTCTCGAGTCCGAGTCCGATGTCGATCTTCGCACCATGCGGTGGATACAGAATCTCGAACTTCTGCTTCTGCTTAGCGTCCCAGTAGACGAGACGCATCTGCGGAACTTTCTCCTTGGCGAGCTTGCGATGAATGTCGAAGTCGATGATGTCTCTGCCATACGCGAATCGCGGTGCGGTCTCGAGCGACTGCTGAGTCTGCGTGCGTGGGTCACTGATGTGGATCGTGTCGCCGTCGATGAATACGATGAATCCGTGATGGATGCACAGATCGTATATCACCTCCCAGGTCGTCTTCCCGGGCTTGATCCACATTCCCTTCTGCTTAGTGGAGCGTGCGGCGCCACCGCTCACCACTGGACTTGTCGACGCCTCCCACACGACCTTGAATCGTGCTGTCGTGTTCTTTGGGGCCGCTTTGTCAGCGACGAACTGAACAGCTGCGTCTAGTGTGATGCCAGCCGGAACGTGAATCTTGCTGTCCCACTCTGTGTCGAGAACTGCCGTAAAGTCACGACCAGAGCACGTCAGCATTCCATCACGACCAACCTTGATGCTGTCCTCGTCCGCCAGTCCGCGCACCATCTCGTTCGTAGACAGTTGCCACTCCTGAAGATCGTCGCCGTACGAGTCCCACATGTAGAAGATTGCGGCAATCGAGGCTATGGCCTCTGGATCCAGAGGCAGAATTCGCGAGTCGAACGTGGAGTGCCACGTGTCTGCTTCGTGATAGCCGTTACGCGAGATCTTGCAAGACTTCGGGATCACGTGATCGATCGTGAAGGTCTTGTTCGGTGCGCCACGCCCGTCGAACACGACGGTCAGCTGACATCCTGCTCTGGGATTGAAGATACTCATCTGACTGTGTCTGGGATGATGAGATCTGCGCCCACTGGCAGAACGATCGAGCTGAGATTGTTCGCGTCTCTGATGAGGCGGCCAGAGTCTGGCGTTCCGTACCACTTCATCGAGACTCTGTCGAGTGTGTCGCCACTCCTGACCCGATGAATACCGCGCGGTTTGCGTGCTGCTCTGGCTCTCGCATCGATCTCCCCTGCTCGCGCTGCGCCGATCATCTTGACACACTCTGTGTACTGAGTCCTGGCCCACTCTTCGAAATGCAACGTGCTGATGACGTCTTCCACGGCGAGAACATCAGCAGACACCAGCTCCTGAACATTGAGGAGATTCTCCTGCGCCTGAGATCTAACTGAGCTGAACGCAGCAGCGATCGTGAGTATGACGTGCTGCACGCGATCCACAATCTCCGATAGATTTGGCGAGTCTTGACTCTCGAATGCTGATGAGTCTACGACGAATCGCGCCTTGCTGAGACTATTCTGTAGATCCTTGACGTTGTCACTCGCGTTGTCGACGTCCTCTGTCTTGGTCTGCACAGTGGTGAGTGCTTCGAGCGTTCCCGTGAAGTTGCCGAGCATCTCGTCCATCGCATTCAGACGCTGAGTGAAGTCGACAGCAGTGAATGGATGAAGATCACTGTCACCAGCGTCGCCGATCGTCTCATTCTTGTGTACAGAGAAGACGAACGAATATCCGATCTCGAACACAGTTCGCCACTTGATCTTGAAATTCGTGATAAGACCGATGAGCGAGTGTGGTCCAAGTTCTATTCGCACAAGTGAGACACGACCGACGAGTTTCGCAAACTCTACGTATGTACGATCTGCAAATCCCTGACCCATCCACTGATCTTTCCACTCACCATGAAATGTGGTCTCAGGCCACTCCACAGATAAGATCTGTTCGACTGGTTCCTGAGCGCCAGCTGGCATCTCCCGATTCGTGTTGACCTTGAGCTCGAGATCCAGTGTGTCCTGAGGCATCGAGTGATGATCAGAGTCCCAGATGAACTGGATCGGAGTCACCTCGAGCACGCTGGCACCGACGCGACGGAGCTCGGTAATGGTCATCGAGCTCATGATAAACAGACCGACACAGATGAGGAAGATTGCTGAGTACGAAGTGCCCGATCGAGCCAGCCCCACACGACAAACCCGGGCGGAGACGCGCGGCCGATGCCGAGGCCGAGGTTGTGGCCAGATGTCACAGCCCACCCCTCACGATGATGCTGCCTCTCGGTTGCGACGGCGCCCTGATCTTGCGTGCCACCTTCTCGTCCAGTTCCTGGAGCCAGCGATCTGGATCCTTCGCCGACATCTCGACCTTGATGTTGTTCGTGATGTTCTGGTTGATGTTCGCACCCTTGAATGGATCTTGCGCGAGTGCTAGCATCATCTTCTTGATCTCAACGGGAGACATCAGCGCTGCGTTGAGACCAGTCATGCCGTAGCCACTGCTGGAGAAGAGCTGCATGAACTTCTCCATCACCATCTGCGTCGCCTTCTTCGTGTCGATGCTAGCGCGTTCGCTGTCACTCATCAGCTTCATCGCCGCCTCGACACCGATGTCAGTCTGATGCGATGCCAGATAGGTTTGAGAACCGACCGTCTGAGAACGTGCGGCGAGTCTGGACACTGCGAGCAGACGCTCCTGAGGGCTGCTCAGGAGCTTGCGCGCCTCGTCGTCAGTGTATCCGACCTCCTTGAGCGCGTTGATGCGTCGAGACGGCTGCAGAACACTCGATGTGATGCGTCCACTCTGAATGTCTGATATAACATTCATCTGTCGCTTCATGAGATCTACGACGCCGAGTGCGTTAGTCGCGTTGGTCGTCCCGAGCGCACCTTTCTCACCGCCCATAGCATGAGCTGTACGCAGCACAGCGTCGTCGAGAACCTCCATCGACTCTGTCAGTGAGACGAGCTTGCTTCGTGTCGGATCAATCGCCTGCGTCAGTGCCCGATGTACTCCGAGATACTCGCCGAGCTCGTGAGCCGCATAGCCGATGCCGATCACTCCGGCTGGTCCCAGTGCACCAGCTGCTCCTCCGAGACCACCGAGTACTGAGCTTATCTTGCCGACGATATTTCCAACTCCAGTCATCGGACCGATGAGACTCGGGAATCGCATCGCAGCAGACAACACACCTGCTCTGACCGCACTGGCTATACCTCCACCTGCTCCGCTGAACGCGCCGGCGATCGCACCCATGTTGCTTCCCATGCCGAGTCCACCACCAAGACCACCCGCGAGTTTTGCGACTGTCCAGATCTTACCGATCTCGATGAACGTCTCGGCGTGATCGTACAGGAACTCACCGACAGTCTTGATGTAGCGAAATCCTGTGACGATGTCTCGACTCAGTGTCTCGCCGAATCGCTTGATCGCTACGTCGTTCTTCTCCATCCAGGTGTTCCAGTTGCTCAGCTCAGCCGTGACTACACGAAACATCGGTTGACCAATCCTACCAACTAGAAGACTCATGTTGTCTTCTAGTGTGGAAACCACACCGTGAAATGTGTCTTCTCCTTGTTTCTTCGCCATCTGCGTGATGGCATTAGATTCAGCGGCACGCTGAAGTGCCTCGACTCTCTTCGTCATACTCAGTGCGTTAAATTTCTCCGGCGTCAGATCGATACCCTTCTGCGCCAGAAGACTCATCGCGAATCGATCCTTGATATGAACACCGGCACCGAGTGCTTGCTGAATGTCCATCGCAGCGACCTCAGCGCCTATGCCGAATGCCTTCGCCGCGTTCGCAGCACCGAACGTAATCTTCTCAATGTCTGCCATGCGAACGCCAGCCTGAAGCAGTGGTCGCTCGATCATGGATGCCATCCCAACAAGATCCTTAGTCGTCAGTGAAGACTTCGCAGCCATCTTGTTAAATGTGTCTACAGACTCACCTGCTCTGTCCCACGCTTTGCTGAGCTCAGCGCCTGTGAACATAGTGAGCATACCAGACATCACGACACGCGAGTCTTCCAACTCAGCGTTGAAGTCTATGAGTCCTCTCTTTGCTTCACGAAATCCAAGGCCGACACCGAGCAGTCCGATACCTTGCTTGAGTTTCTCTACCGCTCGAGTGGCAGTCTCAGCAGTTTGTGACATCGCGCGAAAGGCAGCAGTCGACTCGTCCTTGACGGCCATCTGCGTCTCTACACGATATGTCGTGGTGTCTACGAGACCCATGTTAGTCCGGATCAAACAGCTCGTTATGTGACTCTACACGCTTGTTGACTTCCTTCAGAATAACCGACCGATCGAAGTCGGTCATGTCGATCCAGTCATCTATCGACAGCGAACATCCTCTCAGATGCCAGGTGACGTAGACCCACTCCCGGATGAAGTGGGCTCGGAGGATCCTCGGGGAGCGTCGAAGTGAGCCTTGATAAAATCCTTGACCTCGTCGACCGACGCCTCGTTGAGTCGGTGATATGCCGCAACTACGAACTCCTGAGTTCGCAGCGACCAGTCCTCCCACCCGGTGAACGGACGCGGGACTTCCTTGCCGTTAACTCGACTGATCGACTGCGCGACGAGTTGATTCCGATGATGAATGTTCAGCTCATACGCCGACATTCGTCGGCTTGGATCAGTACCGTCAGACGCTACAGGACCGATAGCACGAGCCGCAGCGTCGAGACTATCACGTCCAGTCATCTCCTCGATGTCGAACGACGAGACTGAGACACCACGAGTAGTCGAGAGATCGAAACGCATTCTTCCACCGCTTTCTTAGAGTCAAATCTCAGATATCAGGTCCAGTACGAGCAGAATCCACTCCAACTACCCGCCAGATAACCGTCCTTCGGTACGTTGCTGTCGTCCAACTTCAGCACGAGATCGCCGTGCAGCGTCTTCGTTCGTACGTTGCGCGAGCCGTCACGATATCCGTACGTGACAGCCATCGAGATCTCCGGAAACGGCGTTCCATTCTTGTCCGCGTTCTCGATCATCGTCCACAGTGTCACCCAGACATGATCTCGAAGTTCGTGCTTGAACGAGACGTCGTAACCGAGAATATCTTCGTCGCCGACAGCGCGCTTCATGCCCGGAAAACGCTTCTTATCGATCTTCGCGTCTGGCTTGATCATCAGGTCGTGAATAGTGACGAAGGAGCCACCCAGACGCTGACCGTTGACGGTCATCTGGACATTCGCCTCTTTTGATCTGATCTCTGTAGAAGCCACGACTAGACCTCACTGATGGTGACGGTTGTACCAGCCTCGACTTGAAGCTGCAGATATAGATTCTTTGGAATCAGTTTGATGCGAACGAGATCTCTCTGAATTCCAGCGTCTCGATCAGTCTTCGTGTTGATCTCGTCGTTATTCTTGACTTCGAACTGAGGAATGAGATTATCGTCGCGATCGACGAATCTCTCCTGCTCGGCAAGCTGCGTGAGCCAGCCCTCGAACGCACCCTTGCGCTTCGCTCTAGCGAGCACCGTGTTCGGCTTGTTCTGGTCGCCTCTCATGCGATTCGCGAGACCAACGATCAGGAATGCCTTGGAGCGCTCGCCATCGATCTGCGAATTGTTCGTGGCAAGATCTGCTGTGCGACCGTTACCGAACAAGATCACGTTATTGTTATTTACATCGAGATCGAAGTCGATGAACGTAGAGCCAACAGCATCGAGATTGTCTCTCTGATCCTGTCTGAGATGAAATGCGAGATCAACTACGCCCTGATTCAGCTCGGCTGTCTCGTCCACACCAGGATGAATGTCTGGCTCGATCTGTGACAGGACTGAGCCGAGTTGCGTGATCGGCTCACCACGTGTCTTTGTTCCAGTAACAGGATCGATGTAGTACGTGTGATTGAAAACCGGAAAGATCGCCTTGTGGCGATAGCCGGCAAGCTCTGTCGCCCACGTCGTATCAGTAACCGTCTCATCGTCAGGGCAGATGTTCCACCAGCTGAGGTACGTCGTCGGCGCCAGACCGAAGATCTTCGTCTTGATTGCAGAGTTAGAACGACCAGCAACCATCTTCACGTCGATACCGCGAGAACCATTGATGGTGTCCATAGGACCACCAGACGCGGTAAAGTCTGTGTCCGCGATGGTGCCGTCAACACCAGCAACAGACGTAAATCCGCTGACCACAGTACCGAGCTTCAAGAATGCCGTCGCGTCTGCACCGTCCGTGCTCGCTGTCGTGTTGACTGGACGTCCCGACGCGATCTTCGTCAACACGATCCACGTAGCGTCGTCGCTACCTATCACTTGCAGTGTGTTATCATTCGTACCAGAGATATTGAGATTCTGGAAGTTCCGAGTACCCTTGTACAACTTGGTCGTCAGATTAAAGTGATTAGCGTCACCGTCTGACGCTGCACTGATCTGCACTTGAATGTCGTTACCATGAGCGCCAGGACCACGAGCTGCGACGTGCAGAACCTCTGTTCCTGCGCCACCTGCAGCAGTCTCGAAGTCGAAGCTGGCAAACGTCGCCGCTGCAGCAGCAGCGCGAATCGCGTAGAACTGGCCGAAGGTCTTCTGCTGCAGCGCCCACCAGATCTGACCGACGATAGCGCCACCATTGATACCATAGTCACGCTCGCCAAACACGTCAACGAAGCGATTGTACGACATCGGACCAATGAGTCTATTCACAGGTCCTCGAACGCACTGACCCACGAAGCCTGTCGTACCGAGAAAGATGCCGCGAACAGGCGCAGAGACAGGTCTGACCTGAACATAGACGCCAGGCGCAGCGAATGCGTCAGATGTGGCTGGTTGAAATCGGATCGCTGGCATCTATTCTCCTAGATCTAGATCGGAGTCGTGTTACCGCTTGAGTCAACGGTGAACTGTGTTAGATTCTGAAGTTGAGCAAGATCACTCGGATCATCCACGATCGTGTTTAGATCAGCAGTGACTGCAAGTATGAGTTGCTTCGCTAGTGGATCTCGTCGCGGTATGAGCAGAGGTACGTCGATCGACAGTGGAAGATACGTCCATAGACGCTCAGCAAAAGCGAACTCACTATTCCACTGAATCTTGTCTTCAAGCATCGCGGTCGCGATACCGAATGGTATCTTCACACCGGATATCTCAACACCGGCAACCGACACCATGAGTCTACCTGGCGCGACACGATCATCATAGAAGACCATCGCTATGTCCTGCTCGAGCTGCTCTCTCTGTGGATCGAGACGTGCTCCCGCCCAGAGTCTTCCCTTCATATGAATGACACCGATCATTGAGATCGTGGTCTGCTGATCGAGAAAATATGTCTGACCAGTCTTGTAGTCATTTGTGTCTGAATCAGTGCGAAAGAAGCCAGTGAGCTCATATCCTTCGTCGCCAGGACTCTTCGTTGAGTCAAACTCGACATCGACATCGTCATTGCTAATGTCGATGTCCGCGTTGTCGATCATGATCGCAACGGCTGGATACTGACTCTTCTGAGAAGGCGGTACGTTGATCACGGTCGGCTCTTGTCCGAGCTTAACTGTGATCTGAGACGCAATAGCGTCCATCACAGCCTGAGCAGAAGTGCGTCTGATCTTCACGCTACCTTCCTCAACTCAGTGGTGAGTTCCTCGCTGTACATGCGATACAGCATCGGCAGTGCGTGACGAACGACGTATCGCGGCTCCTGACCAGACTCTCTAATCTTTCTGCAGATCAGATAGGTTGCAGATCTCGCTTCCTTGTCACTCAAACCAAGCTTGTCAACACACCATCGGTAGATCGACTCCCGTCCCTCGATCGACACCGGATGAGGTGCGCATCCGAGCTCGATGACGGCTGCGGCTGGATGATCGTTCATGACGGCAACCTGACCAGACGTCGTGGTCACTGCGAAGCCGTCGCGATATCCACCAGTGTTGGTGATGCCCTGGTCGTCGACGCTCTTCTTGAGATAGACGATCCATCTGTCCACAGCGCGCTTGATTGCAGCGTCCACAGCACGACGTGCCTTTCGGCCCTCTGCTCGCAGACGAGCACCGAGTTGATCTGTGGTCAGGTACAGTGTCGACATCTAGTTTCCACCGTCGAAGTCGGTCATCGGAGACGTCTGCTTCAGCACGACCCTCCAGTCTGTGCTGTCCTCCTGAAGATCTCCACGTCTCGTCACTGGATCAGCACTCAGCAGATACCACTGATCGGCTTGTCGCTGACCTCCGGTGTCGACGACTCGCCACGCGACTTCCAACCCGGGTTCCTCCGGTGGCTGAAGTTCCTCGGCAGAGTAGCGAAGGCTGATCTGATCGACAGACGCCGTTCCCTGATTCTCCTGACCACCAGGAGCGAGACGATTTCCCTCCGACCGAGTGACGCGAGGACGAGGATCTATCTCGAGGATCTTGACATGCGGCGTGCCTTGCCCGACACTGCCGCCACTCCATCTACGAGACACGATCTGCACTCGGTACGTTCGTGTACCGAGTGCAGTGTGGACCTTTCTCCGAACACCATCGACGACATCAATCAGCTTGTCGCTGATCTTCTGCCTGTCGATGATGGAGTGACGTGTCATAGAAGAGACTGACGTCTCGTTGCCGACGATTCCCGCTAGGATCAGAGGAGATCTACGAGACGTCAGTCAGAGGCTACGCGTAACCCGGGCGCTGATATCCGACGACCGCGAAGGAGTATGAGCCGACGCCGGTGAAGACCGTGAGCGTGACACGCGCCTTCTTGATCGGCAGAGGCATACCGTGAGTATCTGACTGAGGCAGTGCATACGCAGTGTTCGCCGCTGCGAAGTTGGAGATGGTGGCGTTCGCGCCTGCAGTCAACCAGTTGATGCCGTCGTACGAGATCTCGAACACCATCGTCACAGTCGTCGACGGTGTGATCGCGTTCCCGAGAACAACGATACTTGAGAGATCACCACAGTCGACGACAGCTTGATCACTGACAGCGTCGAGAACGCCAGTGGTGGCAGTGTCAACGACGAGTGTGCCTACACGAGTGATGAGCTTACCGCGTTCTCCGAACATGTGAGTACCTTCCTGTTTGCTTCAGTGTCTTCCGTCGCTCCGCTCCAGGGCGGTGGAACTCCAGAACGGAGCGACGGGGACTCGGTTGATCTAGGTGTACTTGGTCGGCACACCTAGTGACGTATCGAATCGATTCTCGCTTGGATCACCGGAGAACATGGTCGCTGGATCAGCGCAGCTCGGTGAGAAGACGTCGTTAGGACCGATCGGTATCTTCGTCCAGCTGCTGAGCCGACCGACGTACTGGCGGCCGAGACCGCGCTGAACAGACAGCGTGTAGTGCGCGCGGATCTTGATACTGCCGTCCTCGAGCGCAGCGGCCAGAGGCAGCGACTCACGAATCTCGCGATCTACCAGACCGATGAAGTCCAACTGCTCCCTGACGATCGGACCCATGAACGCTTCCTTAGCGTCTAGTCCGTTGATCGCACGGATGGCGAGGCCGTCGTCCTCAAAGCCGCTGTATCCAAGGTAGAACAGCAGCCTCGCCTTCTCTTGAGTAGTGAACGCCATGCGAGATCTAGCTGAGCGTCTTCGCTGCTGGGATCGACGACTTCGGAACGCGCTTGTCGCTCGCCGGAACGACGCGTCCGTTCGTTAGACGCTCGACGACCGAGTCGATAGGGTCACGATCCGGAGCGAGACGTGTCTTCATCGCGTACGCCTTGTGAATGCGAACGCGTCCACCGGCCGGTAGCGTGATACGATTGTTGTCGATGACGAACTTCGCGGGCTCACCGGAGATGTTGACCACCTCCTCGGTGTTGTCGTCCTCTCCCTCGATCTGCACTATGGTGCTCATTCAGGATCTCCTCTATGTTCAGACGTCGTCGGCAGTTGATATAGTCAGCGACACCTCACTAGATAGTTGATCTAGTGAGCGTAAGTGACCGATCAGCTCTCGGCGCGGAAGTTGATGTCGCTGATCAGGAAGTGTGCGTTGGGACGCACGGTCTTCGACTGCAGCGCCACGTCGATCATCCACGACTCGAAGTTACCGCCGGACGGCAGTGCGATCACGTTGGCGACGAGCGGCACGGAGCCACCGGGCGCACCCTCGTAGCTCTGCTCCTGCGGCAGACCGAGGAGCGGAACCGTCGCCATGATCTTGCCACGCTGCACGCGGGTCGGGTTGGTCGGCAGGTACTCGAAGCCGATGGAGTCCGACGAGAAGAATCCGAGGAAACCAGTCGGCACCGAGATGTCCTTGAACACCGGAACACCGTTAACCTCGACAGCGTGGAAGCCCATCGCCATGGTCAGCTTCTGACCACGGATATAGACCTCCTGCATGATACGCCGCTCGTTGCCACTGAGCTCGCCCAGGAGACGCCAGATGTTCGACGTGGTGAGGCCGAAGTCCGGGACCTTGCCACTGGCGTTGAAGACCTGCTCGAATCCGTACAGGATCAGAGGCAGCGAGACAGCGCGAGGCACGCCACCGTTGCCGAGCACGATGCCCTGGAACTGAGGATACGTCACGCGACTGATGTTTGCGTACGTTCCCGTCGGGCTGAGCGGCCCGTTCGACGCCATCGTGACGCCGAACAGCTTCTGCGGCGAGGTCGCGCCGGTTCCCGTCCAGAAGTCGTCGTTGACGAGCTTCCCGGCACGCTCGCGTGCCTGGATCATCTTGTACATCCACAGATTACCGAGGCTCGTGCGAGAGAACTGAGCGCTGTCCTCTGCGAGACCGGTGATCTTGAACGCGTCGCCATACTCCGACCATGGAAGAGTCGCGAGGACTTCCTGATCGGCGTTGAACGTCGAGACGATCTGACCATCGTCAAAGACCTGACCCGTGCCGGTACCGACCGACACGTCCCAGGCGAGATTCTTACCGTTCCCGACTTCCTTCATCATCAGGTTAGTCGTCACGGTAGAACGGTTGTACTGCTTGACAACCGTCTCACGAATGAACTGCTCTAGGGCTGGATTCAGCCCTGCTGCGTTAATGTCGGGCACGTCAGACTCCTAGCCTGATGGTTCACGAGCTACTCCAGCCTCGCGCTCCATATCGCTGGAACGCTTGCGAGTTGCTCTGTGACACCGAGCTAGGCGAGCCGACCGCTGATACAGCGGTCGTAGAGTGAGACGTTGCTCATCTTCACTCGTCGTACTGCCAGTGAGTCATCGAGTTCTGCTCGCTTGAATCACTGTGTGACGACGACGTAGGTGTGAGCGTACCCGAGTATCTCCGCGTCGGACTGACGTACCACTGGGATCTCCAGCGTAGCGCACAGGTTTGTCAATACGATACTAGATCAACCTACCCCGACCATACACACCGGGCGCAGGTAGCGCAAGCAAGAACAGAGTCAGAGACGCTGTTCTAGTGCGCGTTGCGATTCGCTCCACCGATGGACCCGGTGACGATTCCACCGAGATCATCCATAGTCATCTTGCCGGGCTGAATCGCCCCGTTGCCGTCCGGCCCTCGTCCACCGCGACTCTCTGCCTTGACTGGAGGAGCGAACTCCTTGCCGACGTCGCTCTTGGCCCACGCAGCTGCGCCGTCCTTGAGCGGAAGAAGATCGCCGTTTTCGTCCTTCCACAGCAGATTGTCGGTCTCTGCCTCACGCACGAGATGCCTGCTGTGAACCTGGTTGACCACGATGTCGAGGATCTTCGGCTTCACGTGCGGACTGAGAACGCCGGTGAGTGCCTGACGCTCCTCACTCTGCTTACGTCTCGACTCCGAGTCCTCATACAGCTTCTGCGTCTTGTCAGCTCGCTCCTTCGCCTCCTTGGCCGTCTGCTCGCTGCGACGAATCGCAGCACGCGCCTCGGGAGTGAGCTCCTGACCACCTGACGAGCGCGTCGGCTGTGCGGGAGTGATCGGATCATCCGGATCGTCATCGTCGTCAGGACTCGTGTCGACGAGCGCAGTACGCAGCTCGTCGAACTTTCCGCCGAGCATTGAGTCCATTCTCTTCAAGAGAGAATTCTCGAGACGCTTGTCACGCTCACTGGCTGCCTTGTGAAATAGCTTGTTGAACTTCTTGACTTCTGCCTCGGTCGGTTCGGTGTCGTCATCGTCGGCCATAGATTATTCGTCCTCTGTTTGTTGGTTACTCTGCCGACGTTACGTCAGCTGAGATGTGAGAATGCTGCGTCGAAGATCTGAGCTGCGATCCACTCGTCGGACTGTTCCGGACACTGCTCGCGCAGATCTCTGACGAGTCTAACGTAGTTCGTCTCCAGCCAGTTCAGCATCTTGACGACTGCTCTGCTGAGTGCTGCTAAATCAGGTAGGTGATGCATCTTCTCCACAGATCTTGTCTCGCCGCTTGTGTCCGAGCTTCCCACAGGCTGAGCAGCGGTTGAAACGCTTGTCGAACTTCCGCCCGGTGTTAGCTCGCGCAGCGCGATCGTTCCCGATACTGACTGGATCCGACCGATCGAGCTGAGCACCGTCGATCGTGATCTGAACCACTGGAACGAGATCGTCGATGAGAGTGCGAGACAGCTTGACGACGCGCACCGTGGCGCAGAGGCAGATGGAGCAAGTCTGTGGAGAGGCGTCGGAGCGGGAGGAGTGGGGGCAGGGCATCAGTCTTTCTTCTCGCTCTTCATCTCTTGTCTCTTCGCCTCTGCCATCAACTCACTCTTGAATCTCTCGTGTATCGTTCTTGTCAACTGCGCGTGCAGCGTCGCCTTGTCCGCGAGCTCAGTACCTGGCGCATGCTTCGTCACGTATCGAGCGTGTACCCCGGCGCGCTGAGCAGCGTGCGCCACTGTGGCCTCATGCACAGTGCGCTCCTTGTCGGTCTTCGCATTCCCATGCGCCTCAGTAGCCTTCCAAGCCTCGTTGACGAAGTGCTCAGCGCGTGCTGCGCGATATCCAACATCGTTCTCGTTCTTCTTGCTGAGCTTCTGCGATCCGTCGGCAGACTTGACGATGATCTTCTTGGCGCGTCGCGGACCAAACTCCTCCTTGAAGTGTGCATGGGTCGGCATCTACTCTGCTGCTCCACTACCATCGTCCTCACCCTCCGCAGGTGGCTCCGGTGGTTGCATCGTCCAGTTGATGTTGTCCTGAGTTATCGCCTGACTCAGCTCGTCGTGAATCTTCGACTTCTTCTCGTCGTCCGCCTTGTCGCCGAGATCCTCGACGGCGAGCTGATAATTCTTCTCGATCTGATACGTAGCACTCGGCACGTTGATCTGCTTCAGCTGCAGAGCTCTCGCGACGATGTTGTCGAGATCGTCGACTGAGAAGTTCTCGTATCCGTCGAGAATAGGTACGTCCTCCGGATCCTCGCTCCGCACTGCGGCGACGATCGAGAATGTTTGCCTTCCAGCTGTCAGCACTCTCACGCCGATCGCACCGAGCAGAATCTCTTGTCCCTGTCCGTCCTGCTTCTTCGAGTCGGCGCTGCGACGGAGCATGGCGCCTGACGTGTCCTGCGAGAGCGCCATCTGAGCAACCATGCGAAGAATAGAGTCACGACGATCCTGAGTCGCTGCTTGTCCCGCAGTCACGCCACCCATGTCAGGGCCAATGAATTTCGCGCTGTCTTTCTCGCCGCGAACGTGCACCTGTCCGGGTGCTCGTCTTCCGCGTGCTCTGTTCGGGTTCTTCTGCGCCTCGCTGATGTCCTCGTCCACACCGGGATTCTCAGGTCCGAGAAACTCGTACAGCTGCTGAAAATTGTACTGAGTCCACTGAAACTCCTCACCGTTCGTGCGATTGAAGTACGAGACACACGCCGACTGAATGAAGTCGCCGATGTGCAGATACGCGCCGACGTTGCAGAAGTCGAGTCTGATCCACGGAACACGACCGAACGAGTGAGGACCACTGTCGCTCGGTTGAATGATCTCTTCGTCTTGAGGAAGTGCCTTGGGCGAGTTCGGGTTCTTCGACTCGACGGCTCTATACTCCACCCACTTCTCAGCGTCCCACACGGTCCACGTATGCGTGACCTCGTCGCGGGAGGCGTCAGGAGTCGGTGCTCTCCTCGAGCACTCGTACGTTCGAATCCACAGGAGCTTGCCGTCTTGCTCCTCCCAGTCGGTCACCTGATCAGTGGGCCACGCGCAGACGTACGCGTTCAGGGCTCCGCTCTCCTCTTGATCAGCACGTGACGTCGCAGTACCGTCTGACTTCGGCAGCTCGATCTGCAGCCACGACCACCCGCAGACGAGACCCTCGACAGCTAGATCACGCATCACCTGATCGAAGGATCTCTGCTCGCTGCCGTCCTCGTCATAGGCAGTGGCACACTTCATGAGCGACGACCAGTAGTCACCGAGTGTGGCGCCAGGCTCGCTGGCCTGAGGAGAGGCTGTGACGGGATCCTGAGCAAGACCGGCCGACATCTGATTGATCACGAGCGCGAAGAGATTCTCGTAGAACGCGCGCTTCCTTCTCTCAGCGTAGACGACGTCGGTCTCATAGCTGTACTTAGGGAAGATCGTACTCATCACCTCACTGTCGTTGAGGAGATGACTACCGCCGCGATACATCGCCTTGAGGACGCGGAGACGCTTGAGATCGACTCGAGGATTACACTCCTTGAGGCGCTTGTACTTGATGCCGGGGGGTTGGTTCATGACTACTTCGTCAATTCATGAATATGCGACTCTACTGATCCACCAAGTTTGGCCGCAGAATTGTGTGCTTTGGCCATCAGTGTATGATGTTTCTCTGCAGATTTCGAGATACCAGAATATGCTGATGCAGCGGCTGTAT